TCGGGCTGAACAACCGGGCCTTTCCGCAGCTTATTTCGATACGGAGGCCAGAAGTTTTGAAGGTAATATACTCGCCTTCGCAGGCGTTCATAAAGTCATAAAGAGTTTTTTCGTCGATAAGAAATTCGCAATCATCCGAATCATTTGCGATAGATTTGACAATGAACGCACGGTTGTTGTTCTTTGTTATCGTTGCAAAATCTCCTTCAACTTTAACCCTCAGGAATTGCAGAACCGGTTGTATATCGTTTTTTATAACAATATCTGCACTTTGTTCCTTGAATGCAATAAGGTCTTCTTTTCTTATTCTGGCTTCCATTTAGGGTAATTTTTCCATTATCTGATCAATCAGGAGGGCGTGAACCGGTTTGAGGGTGCAATTTGTTACAGCGATCTGAATAACCTGTTTCAAGGCGATGACTTCCATCGGGTCAAACGCTATTGTAACTTCCTCTCCGGTTTCGGAATAAATTGGTTTGGGCGGTGCTTCCTGTTGTCGGCTTTCGCTTTCCCATGCCTGAGCTTTTTTGAAGATGGCTTTTACAAGCTCGTCAAAGTGCATGTCGCCATACTTACTTTCGTTGAAATTTGGCGACCATTCGAAAGTATTGACCGTTTTTTGGACAAGAATTTTCATCTTATCAACGAGAATTGCACGTACCGACCTCGTACCTGCATTCCATTTGCACTTATGTTTGTCGCAGAGGCGTTCAAACTGAACAGGTTGGCCGGAATTTACAGCGGCTTGGATTTCGCTGAACATGGCAGAAAAACGATGGAGTTTTTCTTCGTCGGAAATTTTATTCATGGTTGTTTGTTTTAATTTTCGATTACGAGAATTGTTTTTTCATAGGTATCAGGTTTCTTTCCTTCCGGGTCCCATTCTGGACCAATCATCGCTTCGTACATAGGCGCTTCATCATCGTCAGGGCCGTAAGTATAATAATCGTAGTCAATATAGAAAACTTTTCCACAAGAAGGACAATCGGCCCAAAACGCTCCATTGCGGTGCCCAACCTTCAAAATTAACTCCGATATCGCAATGCGGGCAATTCATCAGACGCCTTTTTTTTTATTCCACGCTACGATATGAAGGCGTTCACTATACCAGAATCCGGAAGCCTTGCACATATCGATCACAATAGGACGGATCTTATTCAGCTTTGCGCGGGTATCCCCGGCAGGCATCAGCATGATCATGCCATTAGGAAGAAAACCAAATTCGTCTTCGATATCCAGCAAATCCTCCTGTTTTGAAACAACGAATTTGAACATGGATTTGTATCGCATGTTGGCAAAGTGCCTAAGAGCAACTTCGTTGACGCGCCTTTCGTATATTTCACCGCTATTAGCCAGCTTAGGGCTTACGTTGAATTTTGAAACCCAACGCTTGATCCCTTCTGACGGAATAATAGTTCCGTTAGTTTCGATTTCAATTACTGGTGCGAAGGAAGGAGAAGAGAAAATACGTGTCAAAAAATCTACGATAGCGTGTTGGTGCAATAGGGGTTCGCCGCCAGTGATAACCAAATGGGCGTTATGCTTGAATGCAGCTAAATGAGTTTCGTCAAAGACTTCGTCAAATGGCGTTGCCTTTCCCTTTTGCCACACTTCTATTGTGTCACAGCGCCACGTTTTAGACTCGCAAAGGAGGTTGCACCCTGCAAGGCGCAAGAACACGGCGGGTACGCCCATAGTGGGGCCTTCGCCTTGTATGCTGTAGAAAACTTCGGAGACTATTAGTGTATTTGGTTTCATTTGAATCGTATTGTAACACCTTTAGTTAATGTGGAACAAAAACAACCGGCGACCGTGTCACCTTTGGCGCTTACAGCTTTAAAGCCGGTTTCAAAATCATCATTGTCGTCACAGCAAAACCATGCATACCCGGTTTCGTGTATGTCGTGATATCCCATTACTTCAAGCTGTTGCTCCCCAACAGAAAAATCATGCTCTGAGGTACAGCTACCTAATAGCAGGCAAAAAAACACGATCATTATTCCGATTGCAGCATTTCGGATACGGCTATGTTCCTTTGACTTTTTCCGAAAGGATGTCAAACCGATAACAAAACCAAGCAGCAGTATACCAAAGAAGCCAGCGGCTTCGGCTATTTTATGAGCCATTTTTGAATTTTTAATCGTTTGAATAAAATGTAATACCAGAGCAAACCGCCTGCAAACTTTACAACTACCTGCCCGATAGTTACAAGCGGATTAAGCGTACCAAAGGCCAAGATTTGAAAGGCGATACTATCACAAACTATCGCTATCAAATCAGTCATGTTAACCCTGATAAACAAGCTTTTGTTTTTCAACATTCGATACCAAATTCCAGCGCCCAACTGAGCGGCAGTAAAACCGACAGTACTGGCGTATGCGATTTGAACAGCATTAAACGAAATGGTAATTAAAGCGACTGCGATAGTTAAGCCAAAAAGCATTAACAGAAGAGTCGATTTGCTTTTAATGCGTTCCTGAAACCAGCAACGGATTATGAAATCGAAAGGAATTAAAAAAAGACTGGAGAACCAAAGGCCGTAAGCGCCAAAATGATTAACTAACAAATTGGCGCTTACGAATGCCAGAAGGTATGCGATGATAAGGGCAGGCGCTAGCGCCTTTCCCATTACTCAGTCGCTTGTGTATTGGATGATGCAACGGCCTCGGTATTGGCGGCTGATTCTTTGGGAGCTTCGGCAGCTTTCTTTGCTTCCTCTGCTGCCTTTGCGGCTGCTTCTTCTTCGCGCTTGATAGCGGCGGGGGACTTCCAGCCGAGCTTTTTTTCCACCTTTGCGGATTGGATCGAAACTGTGACCGGATGGAACGGGTTACCCTCGTTGTCTTTGTGGTTCTTTATGATATCTTCCCGGCTGATTCCCTGAGCGCGTAGGTAACGCACAAGGGCGAGCTTGCCCATTTTTGTCGGGTCAGTTTCGTTCGCCTGGCTTACTTTCGGCTGAGCCTTTGCGGCGGCTTTTGCTTCTTTGGCGGCGGCTTTCTCGGCGGCTTTCTTTTCGGCTTCCGCTTCTTTCGCTGCCTTCTTCTCGGCCTTCTTTTGTGCGGCGGTTTTGTTTTCGACTACCGGGGCTGTTTCGCCTTTGGTATCAGTATCAGTATCGGCTGTTGTTGCGCCTGCTTCCGGTTCATCTGCCGGGATGTCTGCTACTTGTACGCCCGGTGCGGGCTTTCCTGCTTCCTGTTTCAAACCGGCCTGTTTGTCGGCCTTTGACGTTACCTTTACGGTTGCTTTCTTCATGTCAATTGCTTTTAATAGATTATTGTTTTGCTTTGAGACTTGAAGGTACGGACGGCCTATGTTCTTTCCAACAAAAATCCGGATTGTTTTTAAAATCCTTCAACCGGCTCAATCATCGGACGCAACCATCCCTTTTGCTTGGCCTCATAAAATCCCTTTACACGCAATTCGGTTGCGGGGTTGTTGTTTACACCCATTCCCCACTCGTTCTTTGTTTGGTCACCGTTGTAGTCCGTCATAGAATCATCGATAACAACTTTCAGGCATCCCAGTTCATTGGCCAGCTTCCACGTTTCGGCTTTGGTCAGCTTCATGAGCGGGGTGTGGATCGAAAAAGTTGGATTCATATGCTTTTTGTCATCCGCTGCCGCTTCCAGAATTGACATCGTATAAGCCGGGTCAACCGCATAGCTTAACGTATGTTCCATTTGGTCAATAAAATCTCGGCGGCAGTCAGGGTAGCCGCTGTAATCGGTTTGACACACGCCTGTTACAATATCCCTGATACCATAATTAAAGGCGAAGCTTGCGGCAAGGGTAAGGAATAGCATATTCCGACCGGGCGTAAAGCTGGCAGGTAATGCCGGGTTCTGTTCGTGGCTGCTATTGTGGTCGCGCCAGTGTTCTACAAGGCTGCTCCCTTCCAAAAGCCCGGTACAGTTCAATAGATTGTATTCCACCCGAGCATCGGATGCAATTTTTTGAGCCTGAGCAATTTCTGCGATATGCTTTTGGCCGTATGCAAAACCTATCGCAACAACGGTTTCAAAATAATGCTTTGCCCAATAAAGGCAGGTGGTCGAGTCTTGGCCACCGCTAAGTAAAACTAGTACAGGTCTGTTCTGTTTCATGGATTATTTTTTTTAAAAAGGTAAATCGTCAAATGAAAGTGTTTCCGAGTGATTAATCTTTTCTCTGGCAGCAAAAAAGGCCAAATCCTGAGCCATCATATCGCCATATACCCACGCGTCATGCGTGTACAAGGCCGAACACTTGCGCGTTTCTTCTACGATGCATCGGATTAACACACAACCGCTCCCCTTTAGCTGAACTGGGCCGATATTTTGAACCAAGTGTTTGGCCATGTTTTCCGCTGTAGGGTTAAACGGAACGGCGATTATTTCGAGCGGGTCGCCTACACCGTATAGCGGCCCCAATATAGGGTCGTTTTCCCATATCAGCATTTTGTGGTCCCATCGATTCTCCAGCCAATCACAAAGCGCTGACTTTATGAAGGAGAAATCGATTATCCTCCCCTGTTCATCCTGATCAGGCCCGGCAACTTCGAAGTGTATTCGATAGTTATGTCCGTGTAGGTTTTTGCATTTACCCTCGTGACCATATACCCGATGACCGGCACATATGTCGTGATAGCGGGAGACTGTTATCATCGTTAAATTATTTTGTTTACGTTAAACCTTACAGCCTTTGCGACCTTTTGTGCATCTTCAGCGTGCTTACCATCAAAAGGAAGGCATGTATCCAATTGTTTAAAAGTCGTGTTATCGACCTTTTTAATCGTTCGGATACTAAGTTGGTTTCCTTCGGCCTTGAAAGAAACACTGCATCCCATTCCGGTCGCAAATAGAATGGATTCGAGTAAGTCGTTCATTAGAAAAGTTTGTTTTGACTTGTTAAGTGATCGAAATTACGGTATTTATTCAATACATCCAAATGGTCTCCATAGATTTTATAGGCCCAAACACCAATAACATCGCAGATGAAAATATATTCCATTCTTGGCATGTCGTCTGTTATTTTGTAGCCCATTTTAATCAGCAATTGCCTGAATTCGTCTTCTTTCATTTGGACCATTTCCATGTTGGAAGAAAGCATTTTCGGCCTGCCGAACCTACGACCGTCTTTGTATGTACTGCTGTCTACACTGTACCACGGATATCGCTCCATTAAATCCAAGTTAGTCATGCCGAAACCGTGGACTTTTATTCCGGGCGCTTCTCGTAATATTATCGACCAAACCTCGTCACAATATTCCCTACGTCCACCGGCGAAAACCATCCCCCCAAGCGCAATGTAGGGGTAGCCGAAAAGCTTTCGCAGATTATCAAAACTCCCGCCCATGTGGAAGGTAGGTATCGGATGAAGGCCGTAAACACGCTCCATATACTCGATGTTCTTAGCGGATGCAACCGGGTCACCAATAACATCCAGACCGGCGTACACGGTTGCGCCCGTTTCGATAACATATTTACAGTAGTCGTCAATGTCAATAATTGCTCCTTTGTTTTCGGCACTAAATGCACCGGAGTCGATAAACATTTCGTTTCCATCCTTAATGCATTTTTTTATAAGTTCGATTTTTTTCTTGAAAATGTAATACGAGGCAAGGATTCGAATAGGCGGCAGTACGGATACTGCCGCTATTTCTTCTTTGTTGGCGACGGCGGCATAATATTTCATATCCGCGCGTATGTTCTTTTAAGTTCTTCGATTTTTTTTCTCACGTTCCGGATGAATGCCTGTTTAACCGATGCGTAACCCGGCAAGAAGTCATTCAGGTTAATGTCATCAACATTGGGTGCATGAGCCCCGATGCGACATTCGTCAACGTTTTTGAAAAAATCGATTTTGTCACCCTGAGCTTTAGTAATTACAGCTTCGAGATGATTGATTTGAAGCCGTAATTTGTGTCCATCCATCAATTGATTGTCTGTCATGATTGTTTATATTTTAGCGAGTTTAAGAAATTCGTTTCTGGCGTTCATGTCGTGCTCAAACACCCCCTTCATACAGCTCGTTATTGTTTCAGCGCCAGTTTTTTTTATGCCGCGCATTTCTTGGCACAGATGGCGGGCCTTTAAAACAACGGCGACACCTTTAGGCATAAGCTCTTCTTTAAGCCTGTTTGCGATTTGACGGGTTATGCGTTCCTGATTTTGCAACCTTCTGGAGTAAAAATCCACGCAACGGGCAAGCTTGCTAATACCAACTATTATACCGTCATTCGGAATATACGCGACTGTTGCCGTCCCGAAGAAAGGAAGCAGGTGGTGTTCGCATACGCTATAGAAGTCAATTCCGGCTTCTATTATCATATCGTCACCCTTTGATTCATTTCTGAACGTAGTGAACTCAAACGGTTCTGGCGAAAGAAATTCATCCCACATTTTTGCAACTCGTTTTGGAGTTTCAATAATACCTTCTCGCTCCGGATCATCGATTACATTTAATAACTCATGGGTAAACTCTGAAATTCTTTCTTTATCTAAATTGCTAAGCATCCTGTTTGAATAATTTTGTATTGTGTAGAAATACTCGCCATTCTGTCCAAAAAACCGGATCTTTTGAATCCAATCCGTCCTGAATCGATTGGCAAGCGTGAATTACAGTAGTGTGGTCGCGGCCAGAAATAAAAATACCGATGTTTTTTAATGAGATATCCGGACGTATTCTTCGTATGACATAGCAAAAAACATGACGAGCGAATACAAATTCATGCTTTCGACCTTTTAATTTTACCCTTTCTTCCGGCAGGCCAAATGCTTGGCACACATCTGAAAAAACTTGTTCAATTGTTGGGATCGGAACTTGTTCCGGGAGTGGTTTTTTTTTCTCTAAGATCAATTCAAGTTCACGTTGCTTTAACGCTTCCTGAGAAAGAGCGATAATCGCATGAATAGAAATTCCGGAAAAATCATTTTGTTTCATCTACGATGTGGTATTCGATTTCGCCGCCTTCGAAATCGGGGCGTTCAATCAGAAGTTGAAGGTCGTTTGATTTAGCCCATTTTTCAATTTCATGTAGGGACTTTTTATCAAGGGCAGAAGCTTCGAAGTGGATAGCCTTTACTTCTCCCAAGCTTAGCGAAGCAAGCTTTAAAGCAGCTATATATATAGCCGAGAGTGAAAGGCTTTGCTTTTCGAAAGGATACCCATTATACGTAACACCGTCGGATGTAAACCCGAACCCTTCCGGCAGTGTATGGCAGTTTGTTATCGCGTCGATCTTTTCCTTTTCAAGCCGTTCAACTTCCGAATGGGCGGCATTTCTATTTTCGACCGTCTTGTCGTATTCTTTGTACAAAATACGTTGCTCGTTGTTTTTTTCAATGAGCTTGTTTTTATTCTTGATTGTTTCGACTTCTTTTTTCATAGCGGTCAAATCGGAGTCAACGGCTTTTTTCCACTGCGGTAGTTTCAGTGCCGCTTCACCCTTATCGATATCTGTTTCAAGCTGCATGTTTTGGTCTTCAAGGGATTTTATTTCGTCCCTTAGCTGTTCAATCAAATTCTTATTTTCGGCAAGCTTGTTCTTTTTTTCCGACAACTTATATTCAAAGCTGTCGATTTTTGCGTTCAGTTCTCCGGCACGGTTTATTTTTTCCTGTATAGTTTCCCAACTTTTGTCCTCCTGATCAGGAAGGTTTTTATCCAAAGTTCCAAGCCGGGCGTAATCTTCCGTTACCTTTTTGTTTAGGTACTTTCTGTTTTCAACGGCTTCTGCGATAAGCTTGTCAATATCCTCGAAGTTTATTCCGCAAATCTTGTACACCTGCTTGCGCTGTTCTGCCGGGGTTTGTTCCAAGAATTTGTCGATATCAAATCCTTTCGGGAAGAAGTATTCACACATATCCTTTGTCAACTTCTGTTGTCCCTTACCGTCAATAAAGATCATTTTTTCTTTCAAACCCTTTCCTTTATCCTCAAATTCCCATCGTATTTTTTCACCGGTCGTAAGTTCCATTTCATAGAACCCGTCTGTATTGTTTTCCTTGACTATACGATCAGCTTTTATGCTTCGCATCCGATCAATAAGCTGGCGGAGAAACGAGGTTTTGCCTTTTCCGTTGCCTGCGGTTACAATAGCGGTGCAGCCGTTGAAAGTGGCTTCTGCTTTGCCGATTGATTTAAGGTTTTGAACGCTTATGCGTTGGATTTTTGACATGGTATTAGTCGTTGTTTAATAATTTCGATAATTTGTTTATATTCTTTGTTCATATAAGACCCCCACGCTTCAATGACTGCATCGAAATGAATTCCCCGGCAATGATCAGCGCGTGTAATGCACCTGAATTCGACATTCATAAAAGTAAGGATTCTCCTTTCTTTATTGTAGCTATAACAATACGGTCCATAGTGACGACAAAATGATTGCTTTAACCATGCTTCCCACTCTATGCCGTCTTTGCAGACGACCGCGATGATTGTTTTCATTAAAACATTTTGTCGATTATTGTTGCCAAGTACCCATAGTCCAGTTTAAAGTCTGGTTCTTTTGATTGCTTTTCTTTTAGGCGCTGGATAAGGCCATCGAAGAAAGCAAAGTCAACTCCGGTTAACTGATCCTCGAGGACAAAAGGATTTGACAAATCCAATTTGCTTATCTGGAATTGCATTTTCAGGTATTGGCCTGCGTTGATCGTCCAGCCACGTTTCAGAAATTTACGTGTACGGATCACGGAACAAACCGGGTATTTGCTTCCGATATATGACAGTTCACGCGCCATCAACGACTCCATGGCCGGAAGGTTCAAAACCACCTTCCTTTCACGAGAAGACCAATAGTTTGTACAATGAACAAAATCGTAATTATCGTGAATTTCCCCCGGTTCGCCATAGAAACGAATAACGATTTGAATTTTACCAGAAAGAGTTATCGCATTGTTTGAAAGAAATACCGGGACGTATTCCTTTTCAAACTGGTCAATCGGCTCAGCAGCAAAGTCGTCAAGTTGTTCAACTACATCTGCTATTTCTTCCGATTCTTCATTTCCAAAATCGTATGTGTCCTTATCTCCCGAAGAAGCAACCCCGGCCGACCTAACCACTATTTTAACCCGATCAGGCGTCATATTACAGGTTACGCCGCTTCTATCTTCATAACCTTCGAGTTTTTCACCGTCAACAACTTCATGAGACGTATTATTCAATTCGTTAAACTGAGCGACGAAATAATTTGCGACGGCGAGTACGGTTTTTTTATTGGTGAAATAAAGGTCGTAGTCGTTAACCTTTTCTTTCAATAGCATGGAAGCGATGCATCCGCCAGTTATAACGGTATTGGCTTCAATAAGGTTTCGAACATCTTCGTCAGTTATTGACTTCAAAAAGCTGTCAAACTTTTTGCAAATAACAGAGTTTATTGTTTTCTTTTTCATCGATTCGGTTTTTTTTATGCGTTTTCGACGTCTTTCAGTGTTTGTTCCTGAGAATCAGTAAGGGTGTAGCTTTCTCTCAACTTGGCGAAAATTTCCTTTTCCCCTTTCTTCCACCGTTCAATACCTCCATTAAGCGCTTTGTCGCTTATTGCTTTCTTTGGTGGTTTTTCAGGCTCAGGCGTTATTCCCTTTTCGCACCAATCCAAGATCATCTTTCCGGTTTTTGATGTAATTACAAATTCCTGCTTTCCGACAAACATTTCGGTTCGGTCTTTATTAACCTTAACCATATGCTTGTCATTTATAATATCGAAAGCGACTGTCATTTCATAGTCAAACCCGTCACGGACCTGATCTTCCATCCCGATTTTTTTTGGAACATTTTTACCTTTTTCGTCTTTTTCGATTTCGTAACCTTGTTTTTTTCTGATCGTGCAAATAAAATGCATATCAACCCCGAGAATAGTTTGGTCAACGATTTTATTCCAAACTGGAGAACCTTTTTTCCAGTTGGTAAAGCCGCCGCCAAGGCTATCAACGTAGCTAAGAACACCTTGCCAAAGGTGGTACATGCTATCTGTTATACAAACTTCGATTCCATTTGCCTTGCAAAAGGATACCGCCTCACACCAGTCTTCAACAAGAGTTGGAGAGTTTTTATCCAATTCAATAACGTAGTAAGGCCCCAAATGCTCATACAAAGATGCAGATCCGTTTTCTGTATCAATAACACAAATCTTCGTCCAATCATTAGTCAACCCAAACGCTAACAAAAGTGCGCTATATGTTTTTCCAAAACCGGTAGGAGCTGATATCGACAGCTTCATCTTTACGCGCTTGCGTTGAGCGCGGTTCATTTGTATTGCCATTAGGTTTAAATTGAGATGTTTGCTTTAAAATTAGGTTAATTCATTTCTGCTTCGGCCTTCCAGAATTGAGATTCTGTTTCGCTCAGCGATTTCTCATGAGCCTTTGCGGCATCGATCATTTTTGTATAGAGTTCTGAACTCGGAGCGATGTGGTTCAGTTGCTGAACAGTGAAGGTAATTTTTTCGATTCTGAAAGCCGAAACGAAAGAGTTTACTTTTCTTACTGAATACTCTACATCACAGCGTTGATTTTCTTCGATGGGCATTTCTGGGAGAAATTCACGCCCAAGTTTAAAAGAGAAAGTTGGCATGTTGTAATTTTATGACTGCAAAATACTGACCCCGCGCGGCCCTGCAAAATAATCAACCGATTATATTTTGAATGTTGGATTAAAAAAACCGAACGTAAAAACGTCCGGTTTCTCTTAAAAACAACCATGTGAAAACAACCCCCGCTTATGCCAGTTGTTTAAAAGCCCGCCGGATCCATCCGGCCATAAACTTTTCCTGTTTATTATTTTTCTCGCAGATAAGAATATATGCAGCGCCTTGCAAGGCTATAATGCATTTCAGAAGGTCAGATTGATTTGCAGTGTTTATTGCCCGAATGGTCGCAAGGCCGACTACCCCGTCAACGGCTATATCTCCCCATTTTTTTCCGTCGTCATTAAGGGCGTTTGCAGCACGTTGCGCAAACTTACCAGCGGTTTGAACGCCACAGTTTACCGAAAGGTCGAACAGTTCGTTTGCAATAGGTTGGCCTGTAACGCTGTCAAGATCCAAGACATCCCAAAAATTTGTTTTATAGAAGCTTTCGACTAGTTGCCTTATAATGGTTGACTGATCAAGGTTTCCGGGGAAGTTTGGCGTTTGCTTCATATGATCAACAGCGGACCATCCCGCCCAATTCGGCCAGTTATTGCGGCTAATACCGGCATAGGTTTCGCCGCCTGAATCGTCTTTGTCGTTTTCGTAGCCGCCTTCTATGTTCATGGTAGCGGCGAACGCTGTTTTAAAATCTGCCATGGTTGTGTTTTTTAGAGTTGTTTAATAGAATTTTTTGTACAACGCCAGACCAGCGCCCCCCACTATTACAACGCATGATGCGATGAATAACCAAATCCACTTTGTTTTTTCTTTATTAGCTGCTTTAACCTGCGTTGCGCAATCGTTGTTTTGTGTGCTTGAAACGGCCTGAAAATGAGCGACGCGAATGTTAAGTGCATCGACGCTGTCAGAAAGCAATTGAATTCGTCGGAGGTCTTCTACTGGCTTTAGTATGTATTGTGGTGATTGTGGAATATAAACGACTTTTCCAAGCTTGACAAGGCTATCATATTTTTTTTCGAGCTTGCTATATTCTCTGAACCAAGAAATAATCGAATTTTCTAATCCGACGCTTTGTTCATCGTTTACAGAATCGTTATGCTTGTGCATTTCAGACATTCCGCTCCAAATCATGACGCACACACTATCGAGGTTAACTTCAGGACCGGGCGGGCATGGGTGAAGCTTAACCCAGTCGTTCACCCATTTTGCGCGTAAGGCATCGGTTTGCGCGTCGTTTTGTTGTATTTTCTTGTATGGGTTACAAGAAAAAAGCGCGGCTATCAGCAATGCCAATGCCGCGCGGATGAAAATGTTCTTCATTAACTGTGAGGTTGTGAAGGTGTTTGCGAGTTGTTATTAGGTACGATCATTTGAATGATCTTTATAACCCACCCGAGGATTGACCAGTTTTTTGAAGTCGGAACGTACCGGATAACGAGTTCATACAAACCGAGTACAATACCGGCAGCGATGCTGAACCATGAGGGCAGCCCCAACCCGGCAGAAACGCCCCCGGTAGCGGTGCTATCCTGAGCGAAAGAAATAAAAGGAATAAACATAATGAGAGCTACCAGCAAAAACGATGTAAGAAATGACGCGATTTTTTTCATGTTTGATTGATTTAAAGTTTGCCCAATTGGATTTGGACGTTAATTATTTTTTCGAGTAACGTGTCCAGCTTACCGCTAAACTTCTCATTCAGAAGGTCAATCTTTGCATCCAGTTTCTCGAACTCTTTTTCTTTTTCAGCCAGCTTTCCCTCAAGCATTTGGATTTTTAGTTCCATTTCGCGTATATGCGACATGAACTTTCCATAAGCAATAAAAGCGCCGACAACTACCCCTATAACCTTAGCAACCTGTAAGAAGAGCTCGAATTGATTTGTTGTATTGACCATTGGACACGTTTGACGAATTATTTTTTCTTCGTCGTGTCAGCCGGGACGGGTAAGCGAATTTGTTTTACTTTTTCGAGAAGACTTTTTGCATACTGCTCCCTTCCTTTGTCGCTGTACAAATCGGCGCTTATTATAAACTGATTCAATTGAACCAGTTCGCCGATTGACATATCGAGTATGAAGTGGTCAACCGAATCGGTTTTATTCATCGCCGACGATTCTGTTTTTTTAACAGGATCTGTCTTCTTTGACTGACCGAACGAAACAAAAGAAACAGCTAATAGAGCTGTCATAAAAATTGCTTTCTTCATGGTATTTTGTTGTTTAAAGGCCAAAAATAATTAGAGTATTTGTGACCTTTTATTTTTAAAAGGACTTTATTGCGTTATCGTTGAACCGTCGTCGTATTTTAACGTAAGCGCACCAGATGGAACAATAATCGGTATTCCAAAAATCATTACCGTCGCAATTGTTACACTTCTCGGCTTAGGTGGAGGCGGTGGAGAGACAACAATAAGCGAGTCTAAAGCGCTGCCGGTAGTTCCACCAGTGCTTTTTCCTGTCGCCCTAAGTACATATGTGCCGGGAACAAGCCCATATAATTGCATACTCGAAACGGCCTGAATTCCGGTTTGATACGAAACTAAAGGCGTGGACATTATCGGCGCCGTGGGGCAGCTAACCACCTGCCAGCCTATTGAGCCATAGCCGTCGGATGCCGTCAATTGAGCAAATACAACGGCAGTATCTGTTGATTTAACAGTCTGCTTGCAGTTTGGTGTCAATACAAAAGACGTGGCAGTTTGGGCGCTACAGGCCAATGTACATAAAATGATAAAAGATGCGATTAATTTTTTCATGTTTTTTACTTTATTGGTTTTGGATAGACTAATTGAATGCAATTGCAAATTCCGACTGTTAGCGTCATATCACTGAAAGCGCTTTGGCTATTACTATCTGTGGCCGTAAATCTAATTTTATACTTTCCGGGAATAAGACCTGAGACAGTTACGGTAGCGGTGGTGGCATTTGTAAGCGTCGGTGAATTAGGACCGCTTAAAACCGACCATTGCCTTGTAGTTATCGTTGCTCCGTTTCCGGTTGCAGTTCCTGTTATTGTCGTCGATGATAATTGACCTATGTTCAAATCAGGACCGGCGCTAACTGTCGGTGCCTGAGCGCCAACTATAACGGTTTGAATGGCGCTGTCTTTTCGCTGCTGATCATCTGTTACTACGTCACGGAAAGTATATGTCCCTCCTGAAGTCATACCGGTTATTATCGGCTTAGCCCTTCCTACAATATCAACAAGAGCTGTAACTGGTCCCGTAACCTGATACCAATGGTGAGCAATTATAGAACTATTTGTACTGTTGGATGCAGAACCGTCCAGCGTAGCCGTACTACCTGAAATCGTTTGAGTTGAACCCACGACTGCATGAGGGGTAGAAGATTTTCTTGTAATGCCCTGACAATACGTATAGGTAGGATCGAAAACGCAATACGGCGGATAAACAACAACAGGAGAAACAGTAAAAGGATCGACCTGTGTAGCGTCCTTTCTGTCATAGCTATCCGGCATAAATTGGGTTACGTTAGCGTTTGGTTCTTTTGATCCCGCACCTGCAACCCCGCCTTTATCGCGGCCACTGTAAATAATAACACCATCCGAAAATACAGCAAACCAACCCATTCCAAAAAGAGGTAGAGCGTATATTCCTATACAATCCGTTCGGTTTGTTACCTGAATGGGAGAAACAACCATATATTGGCGCTTTGCAGATGGATCGACAAAGAATGGAAAATCCAGAGTATACAAATTTATCTGATCACCGTTTCCAATACTTCCCATCGGGTTATCACCGCAACCGTATATTTTACCGTTGTTGCTCAGGAAGTGCCACGTGAAGCTATTTACGCACATCATCTTTACCCCACCGGGTATATTAATGTATGCTGATAGGTTGGTAGGTGTATTGAAAGACGTTGCCGCCGCATTGCCCATATAATCACTGAACGGCCCCCACCCGTAAAGCGCACCCGTTTTCAACCTTACTATTGTACCTCCAATATCCCCTCCAGCTATATCAACAGCGCTATCCGGCAAACTAACTTGACGACGTGTTAAATAGTCGGTTGCTGAATTGGTAGGTGTATATCCAAGATAGGCGTAAGTGACAGATCCGAAGCCGCCGCCGCCCCACGCCCACACACTCCCATCGTTCAGCCGAACGACTGTATATTTTTCAGAAGCGATTTGCATTATTCTTTTTCCACTCGGGAGCGCCCACACTTGAACAGGGTATGCGGCTGTATCCCCTTCATAACCGTCTCCCCTCATTCCAAAATGAGTATTACCGGCCATATACAAAGTATCGCTAAGCGTACCGTGTTTAACCATATAGACGCCTTCTGCTGAATTACCGGCATAAGACCCCTTAACAAGGGACATAGTAGACATAGTATGCCCGGCGCTATCCCGGGTAACGGCAGTTGGAACTAAAATATTTGCATTTAGATTTCCGATTCCGCAAGTTCCCATGCTATTACCGCCGTGGCACCAGATAGTACCGGTTGTATCCAAAGCGCAAAGTCCATGTAATATCGCATCAACTAAGGAGAATTTAAGGTTGTTCGGCGCTTGTGTTGGGATTGCAGTTCCCGGCGTTCCGGAACTATTGGAGCCTGTTAAAGTCGTGTTATTGCTTACGGCGTACCATTTACCCGCTTTAATTATGCCGGTTACATATTCACCCGGAGCGATCAATAAGGATGCCGGTTGTGTTACGTAGGTTACAATAGGGCCTGCCGCAATCAGAGTTGTGTCTCCCTGCCGCATCATCCATTGAAAAATATTATGTCCATATACCGGGTCTTTGAAATATGTCCCCATTGAGTTTTGAGCGTTGGCGACTATAACCGGGTTAGAAATTGGAGCTATGCATTTCCAGTCGATAACAACCGGATTATACATGCTATTCCAACAACAATGCGTACCGGCAGGGCCAGTCGAATCTCCTATTACCTGATAGGCGAAATAAGCCGAACCGGCTTTACCGGCATTCATAAAACTTACGAGCTGTGCATATAGATTACGACTATCTTGCGTTCCTTCCAACCCGAAGAAGCGGCCATTGTAGGGGGCATTTACCCATGTGGACCAAACCTGATTTTGAGGTAAATCAAAAGTACTCTGCCCTGAAAAAGATTCAGGATTTACGCCTTCCAAGTCCACCCATGATTCGATATAGTTCATCGATTCGTGATCTCCGGCGATCCTTGAAAACCACAGGGCGCATCCCCATTCATAGGACCCCTGAGAAAAACCTGCTACGTCAAATTTGCCACCTCTTGGATGAAATATGTTATATAAAGACCTTAACATACCAACCGTGAACCATGGCCTCGTATTTCCGCCTGAAGATGCGGCTGCTGGCTGGATCACAGTAATGTAAATCGGAAAGTGAGTTCCATTCCCTAATTGAATCGCCCCATTAAACAATCCAAGCTTTTGAAAATAATGGAATCCCCACAGCCCTGCCAATGCAGTATCGTGGGACAAATTTCCATTTTGAAGCTCGCCTTGCCCCGGCATGAAAAGATTAATCCTTTCTCGATTGTTTGTATCAGCGGCGATGCGTTGGAAATAATCAGCCTGACGGGTAACCCTAATTCTCCACGGGTAAGGGTATGAACCTCCCTGAGTCGTGGACACATTGGTTACAGCGATAGTGCTGTCATACGTAATATAGTTGCTTGCTTCGCTTTGAGCGGAGCAAGCAACACAGGTGATTAAAAAAATCGCTGTTAATAGTTTTTTCATTAGCTATTTATTTTGCGCATCCTAATATAGTCGAGGATACAGAAAGTGTTTCCGCCTGTTCCTGTTATCGTAAACGTAGCGGTATTGCCTGTAACGGTAATGGTAAGCGGCGGCATAGAAGAAGTATTATCCCTTGCGTCGACCGTTGTTGAAGTTGCTCCGGACGCGATTTGTTCATTGTAATGCGCTTGGAACGACGAATTTGTTGCGGATAATATTTCAAACTGCCATGTCCCATTAGGAATATTATTTAACGTAAGCGTAAGAGTCGTAGACGTTCCATAAGCGCTCGCGTTAAACGCCTGTTGCGGTAACCCTAACGTGTTACTACTTCCGAAGCCACTATTAAGGAATATATCATTAAGACCTGAGATTGTTATTGAAACCGGGCTTTGGGATCCTGTTTTATATTTCAGATTAGGACTTGTCAATGAACTGGGAACAGCACCTGTTGGAGTCCAGTTATTTGTATTGTTTGCGGTATATGCTGCTTCGCTATGTACGCTATCGCGTATTTTAACCGTAATCGTATCATCCGGAGTTCCCGGCGTTACCGTTCCGGTCATCGCCAAAGTAACCGAAGAGGCACCTGTTGACGAGAACGTCATATTCCCATTAGACGGGCTGCTACTTAAAGCCGCCATACGACCCCAAACGGTAACGGGCTGACCAGTCAAACCAGAACCGCTCCTAACTACGTTTTTACTGCCTGCAAAGTTTGTTCCATCCAATGACACCTCGAATCCGGTTGGTGCTGATATCGGGCAATCAGCAGTTAGGTTACTGCCGCTAACGGTGACCGTTTGCGCTGTAGACGGAACACTTGGAGTTGAAGAGAAAGCAGAAAATGTACCGGTGACGGTAAGCGTAGGCGTACCGCCAGAATTGACCGTATATGTATATGGGATGTTAACAGCGGATATACCTGCTGTCGTTCCTGACAGGTTTCCGGACCCGCTTCCAACCGCTGTATTATTTTTTATCCTCATGTACACGCTTCCGGAAGTGTTTCCGCCAGAGATAGTCGCAGTAACGGAATCGAAAAAATTAGAATTATCTAAACTTACTTGCAGTCCAGCCCCCGGCTTCCATACGACATTGGTGGTTAAGTGAGCGCCGTTGAATCCAACAGATTGAGAAGTTGAAAAAGATCCAAATGTTGCTGAAAAAGCAGTAAACGAACCGGTCACATTAAGCGTCGGACCAGCGTTGTCTACTACTAAATCTAATCTCATTACCTGAGATTTAGAAAATAGCGGCAAAAGAAATAATAAAAAAAAGAGTTTCTTCATACGATTATTTTATTAGTAATCTCATTTTTTAGTGCAAAATATAAACATAGTGGTAAAAAAAACTCCGACCATTCGTGTTTGGAGAATTGAACGATAATTTTACAGAACCTGTTGTTCTCGCGTCCGATATATCTGCCGTACAAGATCCGACAATAACAGAAGCATTGGAGCTTATTTCTGATACAAATCCGTTCACTTCTTCTGCAAATTGGAAAGGACTCGAAAGATCAAAAGGAACTGAAAGCTCGACAGTATTTGACCCTGTTGCCGGATTCATTGTTATTTGACCATCAACCGATACTGTACTCCCAATGCGCATAACCTGTGACGTTCTCAGGGTAGCGATATTTCCACTATACTGAGTAGGAGTATATCCTCCCGCCTGAGGAACTACGCTTGTGTATTTTCTAAGCCGACCAGTTCCATCAATTGTTACTAAATTATCAGTGAAAGACCCTGTAGCCAAGTTTGTGAAATTAATCGAAGCTCCGTTTAAAGTCAAACCTGTAAATGTCGGGCTGCTCGTCGTTCCAATATCCTGAGGAGTCGTAAGTGTTATATGTCCCGTCTGCGCTAAACCGGTCAGGTTGTTTACGAGTACCTGATTTGGAGTACCTGTAACATCCCATGTAATACCGGAGAGTGCAGAGCCAGAGCCGGTAGTGATTAGTACTGTTCCAGTCGACGGAAGATTTAAAGAAGTATTTGAGGAGACATTGAAGTTGGTAGTAAACCCGCCCGTGAAAGAAAGATTGCCGCCTATCGTAATCGTTTTTCCTGTATTTGCAACACCAGTACCGCCATTTGCACCCGGAAGAAGATTAGTTACTTTTGATGTAAGATCAATAGTTCCATTTGCGATTTTAGTATTCGTTACAGCCCCGCTATTTATTGTTACAGCCAAAGTGCCGACAGTATTTGAAACATCTCCCCCTGTTAGGGCCGGAAAGTTTGTTGCCTGTATCGTTCCTGTCCCGTCAGTCGCATAATTAAAAGGCCCCCAAACAGGGTTGCCAGTACCTCCGCCATGCAACACCTGAGTAGCGCCTCCCTGTCCTGAAAACAATGCAGACGCGAGAACAGGAGTAAAATATGCAGGTGTTCCACCTGCTACACTACCAAACACGCCAGCGGCTGGAGCGTTTTGCAAACTGAATGCAAAAGCAGGAGTGGTCGTGTTGTTTGTCAACCCGATATTAAATAACGTTCCGGCTGTAGTATTAGATGTAACATTAGTCACCGTACCCGTACCAGAAACAATCTGCCATGTCGGCATCCCGCTAACAACTTTCAATATCGATCCTTCTGCTCCAACAGGCAACCGCGTATTCCCGCTATTATATACGAATAAATCCCCGTTTGTGGTTAACACCCGTATGGCGGCTGAGAACGCAACGGAATCTTTTAAGTTTCCTAAATAAGAAAAAGCGATGTCTGAAGAGTTGACCATGTCAACCCCTAAAGCCATAAGCGTATCCCTTGAAGAAGGGGCGCGTAAAAGAGGGTGACCGTGACCGCTATTAGTTACCCAAACAAGACTATCTATCCTCGATTGGCTTGCGGCAGTTATAGCGCCAGCGGCCAAATGCGTAGCCCCCGGTATTACAGCAGCGCTTCCACCGGCGGTAATACTAAACTGAGTCGAAGTAAATGCGGGCGTTAAATTAGGGGTATTAGAACTTGCAGCCCAATGACCATGACCGGAAGCATCGGTAGCAATCCACGCATAACCAACGGTTGAAGATGTTTCCAATTGAGGGCTTGTTAATAGAGGGGCCGTAAGTGTTTTATTAGAAAGCGTCTGAGTTGTTGAAAGGCTTGCGACATAAGAATAGTCGATACCAATACCTACAGAACTATCCGGTAGGGTAACAATAGAAATTCCTCCTCCATTGTTTGTGATATTTTTAAAATACAATGTATCACCAAGCGGAGAACCATAAGCAGACCAAACACCAGACGATCCTGTGTGAGCAAGATTTGTCTTAAAGAGGCGCTGAATTATGCTATCCATTTCCTTGAAATGTGCAGTAGACTCCAAGCCAGCAAAAGAACCATTTGCCGTCTGCATCAGCAAGGTGCTTCCTATGATCTGAGCGCCTTGAGAAACACGGGAAAGAGAATCAAGAGGTCCAACCCTATTAGCTGCTCCGGGATTGAAAGTACTAAGCAGCCGGTGTAATAGGGCGGTAGAAGCCTGTTTATTGGAACTGTCGCTATTGGATTCTGTTACGCCAGTAATCGAACCGGGAAAGAAAGACGTACCATTCCTTAAAAATGAATACTTGCTGCTTCCTGCGACGCTTAAAGGACCAAAGAAATTAACAGTATCGTTAACTATTCGTATCGCCTCGATTGTTGATGTGCCATTAAAATATTGCATACTAACGGCAGGTAAATTAAATGTTGTCGATACAGAAAATTGCTGAGTCGGAAAATTTGAAGAACCGGAAATTGAAATTATACCATTTCCTATTCCGATTGTCCCGTTACTGGCGGAAGAAGTTAGGTTTAAATTTCCTCCAAATATTGATACTGTTTTATTGTTTCCGGTAATATTTAGATTTGAATTCCAAACCATTGGAAGGTATGTCGCGCTATCAAATACAAATGCAGATCCATTATACTTTAAATTTCCGATCGCCAAGGTTGGAACGGTAGCTCCCTTTATTTTATTGACAACTAAAGCAACACTTAATGAAGTCGATCCGCTTGCTGTTCCGGTCGCATCTCCGGTCGCAGCAAAAGAAATGGATTGGTTTCCCGTGATAAATCCAGAAGGATTGGCGCTGCTATATGCGGTATACCCAAGAGCACTATTAACCATCGAACCGGTAATTCCGATCAGGTAACCGGCAGGGTTGGCGTGTAAGGGGTATTTAGACGTATCCGTATACCATTTGGTCGCAAATAACGCGCTATCAGCCCCGCCGCCCCCAGCCCCGCCGCCCCCAGCCATTTTAACATAGGACGAACCAGTATTATAATACCACGCCAGCGTATCAGAAGCGAATACCATTGTTGGGCCTCCAGACGGAGCTGGAAGAGAAGCGAAAGGCATTATCGCAGCACTGGTAAAATTACCGGCGTTAACGACCTGCAAACTGTTGATAACATTTCCGAGTCCTATATTTGTTTTTGTAAATAGTGAGGATCTTAAATATGGGCTTAACATCGCAGCCGTATCAACAATTTTAACACCTAATGCGCTCCGTAAATAAGCAGACAGCATCGTGGCGGTGTCTATTTTACCCAATTTTCCGTTCAATGCATTAGAAAGATCGATCTGGTCAGGCAAATTTCCAGTTATATTTCCCCATGTAGGTGTTGAACTTCCAGTCGCGACTTGTTGCCAGAAAGTAATGTGAATATAAAGAGTTCCATTTTTTACAGCCAACGACCCGTCTGCCGCACCAGTTACGGTATCTCGCGGTAATGTCGCTGTATTTCTGATCTCGAAGTCCTTATAAGACCATTTACCGGCTACAACAGTATAGCCGGGCAACTGAGCGTTTGCAAAACTCAGCACTAAAAGCAAAGGAGCGATTAATAATTTTTTCATCTATGATTGTATTGTTCTTGCAAATAAGATTTCGACCTGCATTCCTGCGTCCAGAGTTACTCCGTTAAGAAGCGAAAGAACTCCTGTTGCCGGATTCCAAGACCAGCTCGATTTATCGAGCGGCTTAATTTCTCTTTCAACGGCGAAAACCCGCACACCGATTTGATCAGGAAATACAGCGATCGTTTCTCCGTCGACTGCTGCGACGTATGTATCTGAATCGTTTTGTTCGTAGTATTTCATGTTTGCTTCGTTTGTGCTTTGACGTTGACGTGTCGCGAATTTTTTAACACTCAAATTGGATTGTAGAATATTTTGATTTTCAACAAGTGTGTCGTCGAATAAATACACTTGATTTGTTTGAGGATACGTATTTATATTTTTGTGACCATTGTCCATCATTAACTTGACCATGTTATCACAGTCTCCGTATGTGTTTAATGCAACATCCCAAATCGTTGAACTATCAGGAGCGCTAAAAGGTTTTGTTGCCATTATGTAGTCACGTTTGGATCAATCGTTAAATTTCCGTTTGGATCAATTTTAACGATCGGGTTTTGTACAGAATACAAATCGCTTTCGAGTTCAATTTTTATCCTTCTTGACAAAATTTGTTCTCTTCCGGAACTATTCAAAAAATCCTGAATCCCAACACCATCAGAAAAATTTTCCTTCCACCATCCCGGGTAAGAATTTATTGTATCTTCAATATGTTGATCATCGCTAACGTCATACACAAAGTCTTCGTTAAACAAAAGAAAGTCCCCTTTGTCATCCGATTGTATATCATAACGATCAGCCATGTGTTACATTTTCATTTTCGATTTCTTCTAAAACAGTTGGGGTTAAAGTTGTCTGCTCCTGAATATTTGTCGGACCGCTTACGCCCACTCCTGTTTGCACTCCAGTGTGGATATGACTGTTGAACTTTGATGCCAAATCGTTGCAAAAATTCTCCAAGTTATTCAGTTTTTTGAGAAGCTGCCCCACTATTGGAATGCCGCCTAAATCACCACCACGAAGATCGATCCTGTCATTTTCTGTAAAACTAATAACCACGGGTTGCGTGAAGGTACTGAAAATTACCGTTACCGTGCTGCCTTTGGTGGGCGTAATTAACACGCCGTCATCGATCGAAGACATTAAACGAACATCATCTCTTGTTTCATTCCTTTTTGTGCTTGAAAAAGAGACGGTGCATGTTCTTGATTTTATATCGACGTCAATTACTTCTCCGTCCGTAAAAAAAACCTTGTCTTCGCTGTGCGTTCCGGCAAGATGCCTTATCGCTTCTGATATTGCCCTATCGTCTGTTTCTGATTTCATTATACAGGCAATTTAAAATCGATATGCAGAACTTGCTTCAAACCTTCGTTAATCGAAAAAGAATAGTCGACCTGTTTAATTTTATATGTTCCGTCTTGTTCCGGCATTATCGGATTTATGATCTTAACATTATCACCCTGACGCATGGCAGGAAGTCCGAAAACTTTCATCTTTCCTTTTATTCCATCATAATAATATTTCTGAATCTCATTAAATGCAGCGTCTGAAAGTTCCTGAATTGTTTTTGCGCCCGGAAAAAAAAGTGTCCTCCTTTCGCCTTCTATATTTGGCGGAACTGATTTTCCTTTTTCAATAACGAAGATGCTTTTCTTTCCATTTTTCAATGAGACAAGGACTTCAAGCCGTGTTTTTTTTGTCTTTTCGGTTACCCCATCTTTGCAAAGCTTTCCAGTTCCTTCCTCCAGAACATTTCTTGCAACAGCAGAAAGCGTTATATCATCTTTTCTTTGATATTCAAGATCATCCCCGTCAATTATATCCTTTTGAAATGTAAATGTTTTTGTTCTGGCCTCGCTCTCGACATAAATAATAGAACCCATCCTAAGTTCATCTTCTCTAAAATAGCTTTCAATAACGTAGTCTTTTTGAAGCCTTGAAAGGACTTGCGCTGCCGTTTCGTTTCCAATCGTAAAAGTTCCGAATGTTGTTTGAGTGAGCGCCCTAAAAGTCAAAGATGTTCCATGAACAGAATTGACTTTATCGATCAAATATTTTCCAATAGCTTGCAGTCCCTGAGCTTTTGAAAAAGAAATGGTATCGACCGGAGTTTGTTTTAGCAAAAACATATTATCCTCCATTGAAAATTCTATAGGTATTTTGCTTCCAACAGAAGTAACATAACCTTTGAATATCTTTGAAAGATTTGTTGTTTCTCTTGCATCATTCTTGCGGGCGAAATACTTGTAGCCTGCTGAAAGTGTAATGCTATCTCCGCGTAGGATAAGAGGTGCATTGCTGCTGAAACCGCCGACATTTATATTTGTTCCATGCAGCGGTCGTTTTTTATTGAACTGATCCCTAAAATATAAATTCTTAGGAATTTCAACTTTGCCTTCATTTGTTAAATCGCGCCAGCTATCCGAACAATTGAAGCCGGTTATAAAATCTAAGTTAATTAGAGTTTTTCTGTTCGGCCATGAATTAGTCGGATTTTGTTGTATCGATGTATTTGTGACAACCCTAAACGACATTTAATTATAGGTTTACGAGTTCAAGCTCCTGTTGTTCGTCTGAAACAAAATTTATCGAAAATTTCTGATAGCTGTAGCCGCCCTCATCTTCTTCGAGCTGATAATCGGTTACCATTAACCAGTTTATTCCGAGAAGGTTTAAGTAAGCGGACGAAACCTCAATAGCAATAGGCGCATCGAGCATTTTTTTCAATTCATACAGATAATCAATAGGTGCGATTCCGTTTCCATTTTCAGGAGTAGTAAGGATGCCGTTTACTGTTACCTGATAATCGTCCATTCCTATGTACTCTTTCACAGAACCATTTCTCCCCTGTATTTGCGTCTTTACGATCAATTTTTGCTGACTAACTGTAATAAGGACGGCCTCGTATCTCAGCCGGGCCGGGCCGTCGACATGACTGCCAAAAGAACGGAAAACCCCCTTTGTATTCGTCTCATATTGACCGGGCAGAAATTCGATATTGGCATAAACTGGCGTCCCCAACTGAGATCGGTATGATAGGGGGTGGTCACTGTTGTCGGTGTTGTCTAACTGGAATCCTTCTTTGTTTTGATTTATTCGATTCCTGTTTTCTAACACGTATTGAGTTTCCGGGATTATTCTTACTGAATCCGGAACACTAAACGCGTTTCTTAATATAGTTATCGAAGGCATGGTTATTTAATTTAATGATCTGCGACGACTTGGAAGTCATTTACGGCTGACGTTAATTCGCTAACCAACAAATCACGTATCTGCTTAGACCCTTCTTTTATGTTGGTGACGTTTGTATTTTGAGTTCCGATTAGGTCGTGGATAGTAATATAAAAGGTGTTCACTTTTGAAGGGGTAGCTTTGCTGTCCGGATCTTTTACAGCCTTTCCATTTCCAAGCTGTTTTGCTTTGGCTGTTCCCTTCGGCATTAAAGACTTATCTTCTTCTTTATGATCAGCGGCAAAGTCAGCAAGCCCATTATTATATCCTGTTTTAAATGCATCGCTTAATCTCTTCCCCTGTTCGTTAAAAAGCTTTGCATCGTTTTCGACTGCTTTCTTTATTTCCGTCCAATCTAAAGTAAATACTCCATGAATTATATGTTTCATGTCGTCAAAAGACTCAGATACTAAGCTCGCAAATTCCTTTATAACAGCCCATGTTCCCCATAATACGGCCCTGAATTTGGCAAAGTGATTATAGCAGTAAATAAGCGACGCTACCAAAGCCCCTATCGCAACTATGATCAACCCGATTGGATTGGCTGTTATAGCTACGTTCCAAGCATACTGGGCGGCGGTCACAAGCTTAGTTCCGATTGTCAATTCCTCTTGAGCAACATTCATGCTAACCATAGCGGTAAGCTGAGCCATTTCCCAAAAAGCTTGCAGCTTTTCTACAGCGACTAAGGCCAACAATGAAGCTTTATATATTCCCCATGCTGCCGCCATGGCCAAAATACCGTAACCGATCGCCTTTATAAGTTCGGCATGTTTTTTACCCCATTCAACGGCGTCCTTTATCTCATTAACAAACCATTCAAATGCCGGGGCCAATTTGGCGCTAACCTGATCTGCAAGTTCTCCGATTGTTACCTTTAATTCCTGCATTGATTTTTCGAAACGGAAAGAAACGTCTGCTTTTGCTGCCGATTCTGCCGACCCACCGAATTCTGAATTAAGTTCGGCTATGATTAATTTTTGTCTTTCAAGAGTGCTCGTTATGTGAACAAACTTTTTTTGAAGGTCTTCGACATTTACACCAACTCTGTGCAATGCAGAAAGACCTTGAACAGGGTCTTGAAGAGCTTTACCCAATTGAATTGCAGCGCCCTTAGCATCAGTACCCAAACGTGTCGCCATGTTTAAAACGGCAAGAGAAGCGTCATTAAAAGTCGATTTTGTCACAGCCGGAAAAGTCAGTAAAATACTTTGCATATCCTCGACCTGAGCCTGAGTAAATTTAAGATTATGGCTTAATTCCAAAGCCCCTTTTTGCAATTCATCAAAAGTTAATCCGGCTTGGTGTTCTGTGCTTTCAAGACCTGCTTCTAATTGAGAGTTTGCGAATTCGAGCTCTTCCCAACTTTCTTTAGCCTCTCTAACAAATGCCAATCCTTCGAACACGGCAAAACCAAAACCGATGGATTCGAAAACGCTAACGGCTTTTTCTTTTATACCAACAAGGTCTTCTTCCAAATGTTTGGCTTCTTTGTCGGCCTTACTGAGCGCTGGCGTAAGGCCGTCCTTAATGTTCATCTCATATACTACACTTTCTGTTTGACCGGCCATATTGTTAGCTTTTCCAATCGATATTAAATGCGACTTCCGAAAAATATTTAGCCCGACCCCATAAACGACAAAATTGCTCTTCGTCTAAAGTGTCGGGATCAATATGAAAACACCCTTGAATAATAGCTCCCATTCTCAATATCATGTGGGAGTTGTTATTTATCTTGAACTCGTCGATTTTTTTTTGAACTGGTTAATAGACTTATTTATCAGGCTCATGCATTCCTCTACGACGCAAAGCTTGTACTTATCGCATTCTGAAGATTCTCCGTATGTAAGCGGATCACTTTCCTTAACTAAAGTACAAGCTTTTCTTAGCTCTTCTCCTGCTGAAATAAGCCCGATTTGTTGGACCTTGTCCATGACGCGGACTTTAACGTCATAGCTCGGCTCTTTCACATATGCAACAACACGACGAAGAGTTTCTTTGTCGATCATTACAATTGGATTTACCTTACTTACGTTATATTGCTTTGCAAGCGCTTCGGCCTTTTCTTTATATTCTTTCAGCTCTTCTTCGCTAAGCTCAGGCTCATTGCCTACTTCGAGGCTGTTTTCGAGTGTTACGGCTTCTTCGCCGGTTACTTTTTCCATCTGGTTGTTTTTTTGTTTTTACACTATCTTGAAATTCCGCCGATGATTAACGGAATTTTTACGATCAAAGAAGTATCTCCTTCCTTTCCTTCAAGAGGATCTTCCATGAATTCAGCCGCCTGCAACACATCCTTAGTCGTTTCGACTCCTTCTCCGCCGAAAAGAACAGGTATGTCAAACCATGGAACTTCGAGCGGATTCCTGTTTGGAGACCCTGCGATAATTTCTTTCCACGTTTCCGTAAAAAGGGAAATTGATGCTTCGTAGTCTTCCCTTCCATACGAACGACTAACGGGCTTCTTGCCTTTTCCCCAGTTGTTGACCTTGTTTTGCTTGCGCTTGTAGTCGATTGCTGTTATTCCAATCAAAGGCACACCAAAGAGGATAACAGAAATGTTAACCCATGCATAAGAAACGCCATTGACTAAAGGAGTATTTGAAGGCATGATATTAAGCTATTTTAGGTACAAAGCCGATGTTTACTTCTATCTGACGAGCAACCCCCTGTTGCAATAGTTCGATGGTCAACACGAGTTTGCTCGTTGTCAACACGAGCTGATTTGGATCGACGACTATATCAAAGTCGCTTAATTCACCAGCGCGTACCATCGAATCGAGGTTTGCCCTCTTGGATTCCAATATAGCAACAGTGTTGTCGCTTAGCGTTCCGTCGTCATTCAATTCAAGAGGTCCGTTAAGCGTTCCGATTATATCAGAATAGTTTCCCCGGATAGCCTTGTCAATCGTCCTGTTGTCTTCGATGTATGCGTAATCCGAACTAACAGAAATCGCAGTATGACCGCCGTTCCAGAAAGTTCCGTCCCTTCCGACAATTTTTCGGAGGAAAATATATCGGTAGTCATTCAGAAAGTCGAGAAGATTATCGCTTATGGCTTCGCTACTGAATAGCTGGCCATTGGCAAAAGCGATTTCTTCATATTCGATCCCATCAGACATGTCGAATTCGTCAACCCAACCAATAGACTCGCTTACCTTAGAAAGCGCTACCGTCCCAAGTGCGGCACCGATTGCCGGAACAGAACGCCCGGAAGTCGCAAACAAAAAATAGCCCTGAGCGTTTCCGTCCATTCCAATAATCGCGGATGCCTTGTTTGCGGTCAGCAAAGACAGGTCAGTAAGCGTTCCGATGTCTGAAATGGATGTCATATCAGCGCCATATAGCGCCTGAATCGGTTTGTGAACATTGTCGCTAACGACACATGCGAGCGAAAGCGCTGTAAGGTCACTGGAGGAAAAATCAGAAGAAAAGTCCTTATATACAGCGACCTGCCGGATCGATCCGGCGCTGAAATTCTGAACGGTGTTCACTTCGCTGAAAGTGTACGAACCGGGTATTGCAAAAAAACCGACAAACAAAATTCCTTTCGGCTGCCTTGTGAAAAAACGATCGATTTGGTAATGATAAAAAGCCAGGTCAGAAGGCACACCCCCGGTAAACTGGGCGATTGTAGCAGCGATATTCCCAACTATTGTAACCACCAATGGCGCCCCGGTATTCAGGAAAGAGCCAAATTTCTTTGGCGCGGTCAGCGTTAACACTTCTGTTCCGCTGTTAAAAGATGCGCTATATCCGTGCGTAAGCGTACCTATGTTTATCGCCGCTGATATGCTTGCGCCTAAAATCGCAAGCGTTGTATCGCTTGCGAGTTTTATGTAAGAGCATATTAATGTCGGACCGGTGTAGTTTCCATTGGCATCAACCGGAAGCTTTCCGGTTGAGTTTATATCCTTAACGGCAATCGTTATCTTGTCACCGGTGTTGCCTGCTGCCGTAAGGGTCAAAGTGGCTGTGGCGGGGGTCGCGTCAGAGTAGTCATTAAGAATACCAGCAGCTTCGGCGTCCGATGTTTGAAAAAACTTTTTTATTCTTTGGCTCGAAGAAAAGCCAGAAGGCAGCGAAGCCGTATAAAATATCAGGCTGGAGAAATGATCCTGACCGGCAAGCGCCCTGCCTAATCCTTTCTTTCCTTTATTATACTTAGCATTCGGTAAAGGCATCTTATTAGATATTTAACGGTCAGGTAATTTTATTTACTGCTTCGGCGCTTCCGATTCGGACTGTTTCTTCTTTGCAGAAGTTTTCAGTTTTTCGATCTCTTTCAACAGATTTGAGTTTTGGACGGAAGCTTCTTCGAGCTGTTGCGATAGGGTTGTTACCTGTTGGGTAAGGCCTTCTTTTTCTTGCTCGAGCTGTTCTTTCTCGTTTTCAAGATTTTGAAGGTATTCGGTAACGTCCATGCTTTCGCCTTCTTCCGAACCCTCACCTGTCTCAGGGTCAATCCAGTCTGATTCAGATTCTAGAACCTCCTGCCTTGTCTTAACGATTTTGTGGTTGTTGTCCTCATTCAAAGACCATCCGCCAGTTTCGTTAAAATAAACCTTTTCAAGGCTTTCGTCGTCGCGTAAGCGACCAAACAGGTATCTTGACATAAAGTCGTTTTTAGGTTGTCAAAAAATTACTTTACGCTCCGATTGCCCTGCTTTTTTCAATCCATGCAGCACCATCAAAAACGAAGTTTGCGACAGCCTTTTTGCTTGCAACCATCGTCAATGTACCTGTCGGAGCGAAACCAGTTGAAAAAGTAACAACGCGACCAGTTCCGTCTGAACTCAACCAGATTTCTGCCTCGTCTCCTGACATCGGCGGAGTTGTGGAATCGCCTACGCCGATCGTAATCGAAAGAGCGCCAGTAGCCTGAGCGATCCGGAAGATTGTTTTAGCTGCAAAGAGCTTTGTTTTCAGGGCAACAGATGCCGCGTAAGCGATTGCGTCCTGTACGTCGACCTCATAGGCCCTTCCGGTACTGTCGGCATTTTTTGCACCTGATAAACGAAACGAGTTCATATTTTTTAAATTTAGTCGTTGTTAAATGAATAGGAAAGGATAATGGTTACGGCTTATGCGTTGAAGTCTCCGGTTACTTTTGTGGTGTACAAGAAGATTTGCTCACTGAAACCGTACTGGACGTCAAACTTCATGAGTCCTTTCAGGAAGTAGGTCTCAGAGTTTGCCTGCAACCTTTGGAGCTGGAGGTTATTGTCTTCTGTGCTGTTCATGCCGACATACAAATTGGACGTAGTATCAGGCAGGGCTTCACAGAATACGATCGTATTGTCGGGCATACCGGCAACGGGAACGACTTCATATCCTTTGAATCGGTTGATACCGGCTTCCGTGGTGTTCACACCCTTGAACGTCAAAGACGTGGTAAGGAAGGTATGATAAATCTGCTCCGTTGCGACGGAAACAAGGAACTTCATCCTCTTGTACCGGCTTGATTTGCTCAGGAGTGCTTTTTTCTGCGTAGCTGCGAGGCTTAAACAGTCGTTGAATGCGTCTGCAATATTCCTTACTGTTGATCCGTCAGAAGCGGCAGCGGTCAGGGGCAGCGGGCTGGAAACTTTATTTACAGCGGCGTCGTTCACCATTTTCTTAATGAACCCGTCAAAAAACACGAGCTGACCGTTTCCATCCGAACCCGGTGTTGCTGTATATGTGGTCGAACCCATCCACAGCATCGTTTCGACCTGCTCGAATGCGCGATTTATCGCAATCTGCATCATGTAATTTTCTGCCGTTTTGGGCAATTCGCGGGCCAGCAGGGTCGGCGAAAGCTGTTCGGCCAGCCAATGCTGTTCGTAATCCCTCGGGTCAAACTCGGTGTACAACATGAGATCCAGCGGGGTCAGCGAACGGCCATCAACGGTAAAATTACCGTTTGATGTCGGGGTAGCCCGGCGCGGCTGGAAAGGCCTGTTAAAATCAACGCGGCCGATCGTATGTTTCTTCTTTATCCCGTCCTGAACGAACACAATACCTTTTTGTACGGTATCCATTTCGAAGGTCGCAGGAAGCCAGAAGTAGGAGGCGAATGTACCGGCATACGCGGTATCGTTTATAACTAAGCCCATTTTGTATGAGTTTTAAAAATTTAGATTAATCGTTTTTTTTGTTTTTACTCCGCTACTGCCGCTTCGCGTTTGTATTTTGCGTTCTGGTTTGCCTGAATGCGGGCCATATAAGACATCGCATTTGCAGGAACTTCGTTTGGATCGATCGCTCCGTTTGCGGCGGCAGCACCGGTTTCGACTTTTGCTTCGGCAGGCTGCTTTTTGTTTACAGGAGCGTCACCGAGGGCGGCTTTCACTTTCTCCATACCCATCGTTACAGCGGTTTCGACGTAAAAGTCGACCTGAGAAGCTGCGATCCTTTTTGCATCGACAAAAGGCTGAATGTAGGCCTTCGCTTCTGCCTTGATTTTTGCATCAGCAGCCTCTTTTGTTTCCTTCTCTGCTTTTGCCTGAGCGGCTGCGGCTGCATCCTTTATTTCCTTCATCTCATTGTTGGCCTTAGAGAGTTGGTTTCTGAGATCTTCCATTTCCTGCTCCTTTTTCTTCATCTGGCTTTGAAGTTCGGAAACAGAATCTTCAGCCTTTGTCCGCGCCTGAATCTCGGTATTTACCTTAGTGCGCAGCGCGGTAAGTATGGCGCTTTCACTGGCTTCGACGTTAAGTTCAAGGTAGTTGGCAATCAGCCCTAAACCGGTTGCTTTTGCCTGTGTGTTGTCGCTCATATTTTCTTTTTTTGAAGTTGTGTAATTTTGTATGTTGTTCGCTTCGTTCCACATCGCGTAAACCGAAGCTTTAGGCATCCTGTGTTGATTTGTTTCACTCGTCTTTACGATTTCTGTACAGAAACCTTTTTCAAGAGCTTCTTCGGCGCTCAGCCATGTTTCGCGTGCCATCATCTTTTGAACTTCGTCTTCAGAGACTTTGCATTTTGCTGAAACCATTTTTATAAGGCTGTCCCTGAGTGCGCCGAGCATTTTCTTGTCATCCCCTCCGAATGGGTTGTGGATCATTAAAGAACTATAATCAGCCATGATCCTCTTTCGTCCCATCATGAAAACAGTCGCTGCCATGCTTGCTGCTATTCCAGTACACATCGTATCGACCGGTAATTTGCTTTGCAAAATCGCATTACATATATTATATCCTTCAACAACATTACCACCCGGCGAATTGATATGGACGCATAAGCTTTTGTACACTCCGTTATCGAGTTCCAAAATTTCCTGACCAAAAAGAGCTCCGTCGATGTATGGATTTGCAGGATTTTCCCGATCCATGCCAATCGGCTGATTTAACAGCATGATAGGCGTTTCGGAATTTAAAGACGAATAAACTGCATACATAAATCGATGTTGATAGCGTAAAAGTAATGCGCCTAATCAATACAGTCATGAATGTGTGATACATTTCTAACAAAAAAAATTGCCCCGACTTTAAGCCGGGGCAACCATCATTAAAACCAAAAATTCGATTACTGGGGAGCCTGTTCAGTAGCAGGGGCGCTATCGGCAACCTCTGCATCCGAAGAAGCAACAGCGCCGTCCAGATCTGCTGAAAGCTTTACTACTTCGTCGGCGGTAAGTCCGCCAGAAGCTGGCAGAGATGCGCGAATAGCGGCGATGTTACTTTTAATCTGTAAGTTGTCTGCGATAATTTTGTCAACGCGTGCTTTCAGGCTTTCGTAATTTTCCATGATAACTTTGTTTTGATGGATGATGAAATTGAGCTTATCGTTTACGACCAGCCATTTGTTAATTTTAAATAGTCTCATGGCTATTCGTTTTAGAAACCTAAATAGTGCAATCATCATGCCGTTTTTTGTTCGTCTTTTGGTAGCAATAATTTTTTCAAAGCTTCTGTTACAATCTTACTCTCTGATTCGCCAGTTTCTGCGACGCGCTGTTTCAATAGGGTGTAGATTCGTATTGGCGGGTAACTTGTTACTCGTCTATCTAATGCACAGCTTTTTTTATTCTCTTCTGTCATTAATTTATTTTTACTATCGCATATCTTAGACTAACGTTTTGATTAGCGAGCTTGAATTGAGCAAAGCAGATTTGAAACCCTGAATTTGTTTCATTTTTAGTAGACCAAGTAATAGAACTGTCTGCGATAAAATCAGAACCTTGACTATGCAAGCTTCCAACGACAGCATATTTGGTAACGCCGGTAAGGGTAACGCCGAAGTTTACAGATATTGTTGTTCCTCCATTTGGGTTACCCAATTGGGCCTCCCCTGCAAATAAGACAGGGTAATTGCTTGTTGCAGGCTGAGGAACAAATAGTTTTACAAGAGGGTAGGCATTGTCATCGACTACGACCTGATTTCCGGGATCTGTACTCGCCGCTATTGTAACCGCTGGAGGGATTGCAAAGTTTACACGAATCGACTGAGAAAAATTAGAAAGACCAGATCCGCTAAGACCGGAGACTATCGTTATTTTCCTTATATTATGAACATTTCTTGCGACCAAATCGGTAAAAGTAACCGGGTCGGCATCCTGAGTATACTGAGAAGTATCCAGTTTAAATATGGCTGTGTTTGCTGCCGGTGCGGAGAAGTTTACCGCATCTACTTCGAAAAATTCTCCGTTGTAAAAAACAACACCGCCGCTTATTTGAAATACCGGGTCTATTGCCGAGTTAACAACACCTGAAAAAATATAAACAACAGAAGGATCGTATGACTGAACGAGAGTTGAAACAAGGTAGCGCATTATATCCTTGTACGCGTCTTGAATAAACTGGAGAGTTCCTTTTTTTACAGGAAACTGAGCGTTGTCGGCTATTGGTGTTGTGTCTAATATTTTCATTTTAATAAGTTATGATTGTATACCTTATGCTTGTCGCATTATATTTATCTACGTAATCCCTTACTTCGGTTTCACTTGTTAAGGCAAACAACGAAGACTTGAAATTTATCGAATACCCTGTAACGTGCCTTGAAGTTGTTACAGAGCCGATAGTGTCTGAAGATTCTGTAGCGCCGATAGTCGAGCCTATTGTTTGCCCAACAAGGAATCCAACGATCACAGAAGGGACTTTTGAAATATAGATATCGCTATTGGATGTCGACGGCAGCATTCTGAAAGTTCCGCCAAACCTCTTGTTAAGCGCATATTCCAATACACATTTTTGAGAGTTGAATTTTATTCTTTCATCAACTCCAATAAAATCATCCTGAAACAAGCGCCAGTTAGCAGTAGTTCCGGGCGTATCAGTATTGTTATTTATAAGCGACTCGTAAACCTGTTTCTTGTAAATGACCTGCTGATACTTATTATAAGTTCCAGCCGCCCAAACCGGCGCATTTGAACCGAGTTTATAGCTTCCTAAAATAAAGTCACGGCACCATTGCACCGGACTTAATAGAGATTTAACCAATGTGATATTTCTTGCCCATCTTTTATTGATTGGCAGGATATCAGCAGAAAACTGACTATAATCTACATCGAAAATATCATTATTTGCCATCTTTATCTTTTGGCTGCATAAGTTTTGATTTACTTACACCTGATTTTCCTTTTATCTTAGACCTCACTTGAGATTCCTTCATCCTTTCTTTTGCCGCAACATTCTTAATCCCATACGTGTTTACGAGATTTTTCCATTGCGCCTGAGTTCTCGTTTTCTGATCTACTCCGTACTTCTCTTCGAATTGATCCCGTAATTTTTTTTGTTCTTCTGGTGCAAGTTGGTCGTATGATTCTTTTGCTATATCGACCAGTTCTTTTGGTTTACGCAGTTCTTTCGTTCCACTGGTGACCGGAACGCCAGCAGGCGTATAGATTTTTCCGGGTTCATTAATAAGGATTACTTTTCCCATGGTTATTCGCTTATGAAATTAAATGAATCGTCTGGTGTCATCCCGATGGTTGTTTCTGGAACGACATATCCTGCGTCGCTATTGTATTGTCGGAAAATAAGAGTCTCGTTGTTTATAAGAACTATTCCGGATTCGAATGCATCAGAGTCTTTTCTTCCCCTTACATTTTTCAAAACTACGTCATTCATGCCGGGGATATTTCTGAACATTCCTTCAAGGTCGGACATTTTTATTTGTCCTCCAAACTTAGTAACAAACTGTTGTTGAAGCCATGAAGCATAAGCGGAAATTGTTGCCGCCTTTATTGTTGCAGAAAATTGTCCCTGAAAATAAAGATCAACGTCGACATATAGTTGATCGGGGTTTTTTGATTCAACAGTATAATCAATTCCGGCTGTTCCTATGGTATCTACATATCCCTGAGCACTCGATTTTTCGTTTATCGCTAGCGCCGCAAAAGCGCCGTTGACAGTCTTTGCGCATTTCAAAGTAACATCCCCGTTTGAAACACTGGTAACGCTACATGCTGTTATGATCCTAAGGCTCGTATCAATAACAGCATATTGAGGAGTGTCGTCAATAAGTGAAACAAATTGCGGGTCTGTTTCGCTGTATTGAAATTCGAACATCTTCTGCTGTAGCCATAAGCTGGAAGCAGCCGCAGATCTGTCGGATGTTTGTTCAATTCTTGCTTCATGTTCATCCATTAGCTGTTCCAGCAGCGAAATACCTATCGCAACAGAGTAAATAAACAACCGGAGCAAATTTCTTTTACTCCAAAGGTCTGGGTTTACAGTAACGCCAATTGAAGCCGCATTTTCTACCCATCTATCGACTATGTAACTATTTATTTCTGCGACTGTCCTTGCCATCTTTATTTATTTTTAGGGATATTAAAAGTTCGTTTAATCGATGATCCTCCGATATTTTTATTCACTTCATATTGGGCATCAACTGGCTCGGTTGTAAACTGATACTTAGGCGCATTTGGATCATAGTTTGCGCCAGCCTGTTCAATAAGTTCTGCCGAAAAACCGAGTACAAGATGGTAGATGTTTGTATACTTGTAGTCAAGTTCTTCATCGACTAAATCAAGAGGACCGCAACAGGATGGGACAAAGCTTTGAATTGTTTGAATTACAGATGTCCTTATTTCGAAAACTTTAAGGTCTTGCTCCATTGTTCCATCAGCAGAATCATAAAATTCATGAGCGATATGAATACGAAACTTTGGTTTAGTCGAATGCGTATTTTGCCCTATGTTTGTGTATAATAAAGAGCTCTCAACTTCAAGAAAGAAGGCGGGCAGCGGAAAGGCCTGCATTAAACCAGCTTCGAGTAGGTCTAATTGATTTTTCCATACACGGACGTAAGGTTCAACGCTTTGAAGATCTCCACTTATTACGTTTCTGCTCCGTAACTGGGTTAATATGTCACGCATTGCGTCGACTAAGTATGCCATATTTTACGGGAGTATGATTTTACTTTTTTCAATTGCATATCTGTAAGCTTCTTAGTCTGTCCGATATATTGACGCTTCGGCATAGTGAAACCGTATTTACCAAACGCCCGGCCCCGCAACCCTTCGTTATGAATCCTCG